AGCGAGGGTGACGGTTTTTACAAGGTGTATATAAACCATCGGGGCCAAGAGAAAAAAGAGCCCCAGTACGAAGACCTGGTAAAATACTTGAATAAAAAAATGGGGAAGTCCGCGAACACACCTATTGGAATGTACGTCTATGATGAAGAAGAAAAGATATGGGTTACAAAGGATGAAGTAGTTATCAAAAATTTCTTCTATTCTTCTATGCGCCCCAAGCCTCGAAACAACATTGTGGAAGAAGCGTATAGAACACTTAGCCACTTTAGGGCCATGCCAGTTTCTTTTTTTGATAAGTCAAAAAGGATCGTGAACCTGCAAAATGGTGTTCTTGATATAAAAACAAGGCATCTAATACCCCATTCGCCGGACTTTGGTTTTAGAAATGTGCTGTCATATAACTACGAACAAGGGGCCGAGTGCCCTAATTTTAAGGCATTTCTTCTGGGCATAATGTGTGACGATGAGGACTTGGTAAAGATCATCCAAGAATTTATGGGGTACATTGTATCGGGCGACGACTGTTGGTTACATAAGGCGTTGATCTTTATAGGCGAGGGTAGCAACGGGAAGTCCACACTTAACCAGGTCTTACTTAGTATGGTGGGGGAAAATAACTGCTCGAAGGTTCCGCTGTCTAGATTTAGTGACCCGCAGTTTTTGTTCCAGCTTGAGGGTGCACTTGTAAACCTGGCAGATGAGAACAGCCCCGACGCTTTACTTAATTCTGACACGTTCAAAGAAGCTGTATCGGGCGGGTATATCAACGTAAAGAAGCTCTATTCTCAACCGTACCCTATGAAAAACAGGGCCAAGTTTATCTTTAACTGCAACTCGATGCCTATTTCAAAAGACAAAACCATGGGGCTATATCGAAGGATGCTTTTTGTGCCGTTTGATAAGGTGTTTACGGAAGAAACGGCTGACGTATTTATCGTAGATAAGCTTTTGGAAGAGCTTCCAGGGATTTTAAACTTCGCGCTTGAGGGTTACGACAGGCTTATTAAGAACAAGAAGTTTACGGTGTCAGTTCAGTCAGAGGACATACTAGATAACTTTAAAGACGCTCAGAACGAAGTTCAGCAATGGCTTGACGAAAGTGTACAAATAATACCAGATAAGGATAGCTTTGTTGCTAGCTCAGTGCTATACAAGCACTATCAAGATTGGTGCGAGGAAAACAGAAAAAAATATGTCACCAATTTTGCTGAGTTCGGTTTTAAACTTCGGAAGTTTGCGGCAGCGAATGGTGCTAAGTCTCTTAGGAGAAGGATTGATGAAACTAAAAACCCAATTCGAGGTTACTCCGGGATTAAGCTACTAAAAAAAGAGGAGCGTTTTTGACGTTTAAATTGATGAAGCATCAAGAAGATGCGATTGCATTGGGCAATTTGGAGCGAGACATATTTCTAGCATGGGAAATGGGGACGGGTAAAAGCTGCGCCACCATTCAGATACTTCGCCATAGGTACGCGCATAGCGGGCGGTTACTTAAGACCTTGATTTTAGCACCTAAAGTGGTCCTAGATAACTGGAAAAAAGAGTTTGCCCTTTATAGTAAAGTGGATCAGGGATATATCCACGTTTTAACAGGTTCGCTCGCCAAAAGAACTGAGCATGTTAAAAAGTACCAAGACTACTCTTCCATATTTATTACTAACTACGAGGCGTTTGATAACAAGGAATTCGTAGCCACGATTAAAGCATGGGACCCCGAGGTACTGGTATGTGACGAAAGCCATATGGTAAAAAGCCATAAATCAAAGCGGGCAAAAGCAGTGGCGTATATTTCCGACGGATGCCTTCACAGGTATTTGCTAACGGGAACCCCGATTCTAAATTCGGTAATGGACTTATTCCAACAGTACCGAATCCTTGACGGGTATCGTGGAAACGAGTCCACCTTTGGCCACAATTTCTTTGCTTTCAGGAACCGTTTTTTCTATGACAAAAACCAAGCGTGGGTAGGCAAGTACAACCATTATCCCGAGTGGGCCCCGCGCCCCGGATCACTGGAAAATCTAATGGAGCTGATTGCGAAAAAGACCATGCGGGTAGAAAAAGCCCAGTGCATGGATTTGCCACCGTATACGGTACAAAATTTAAACGTAGAGATGAGCCCCGAGCAAGGGCGCTTGTATAGGGAGATGAAGAAAGACTTCGTCACGTATTTAAATGACAAGGCGATCATTGCCAATTTAGCAATAGTTAAAGCCCTTCGGCTTCAACAGATAGTGTCCGGGTTTGTAAAGACCGATGACGGGCAAACTACCAGGCTTAGTAAAGTACCACGCCTTGAGGTTTTAAAAGAACAGCTCGAGATGATTACACCAAAGCACAAGGTAATTGTGTGGGCCTGCTTTAAGGAAAACTACGCGATGATTCGCGAGCTGTGTAAAGATGCGGGCATTGAAGCCGTAGAGCTGCACGGCGGGGTCTTGGAAAAAGATAGAAAGATAGCCATAGATAGGTTTACAAATGATGACACAGTTAGAGTTTTAATCGGGAACCAGGGGGCCGCAGGGGTGGGGATCAATTTGGTTGCGGCCTCCTATTCTATTTATTATTCTCGCACCTTTAAGTTGGGGGATGACCTCCAAAGTGAGGCACGGAACTACCGTCGGGGGTCTGAGATCCATGAAAATATAACACGAATTAACTTAGTTAGCCCTGGGACTATTGACAACCTGATATCAGATGCGCTACACTTGAAACTAGATTTAAGCGATAAGTTTCTAAACTATATCAAAGAGAAAGGAAGACATTATGGACTCTAATTGGGCTGAATCAGCACTTGGTTCTGAGAGTAAAATAACAGTAGAAGAACTAGACAAACTAGTTGCCGAGTACGTAGAAAAAAGAAAGCAGTACGAGGAAAAAAAGAAAGCTTCGAGCGAGGCACACGGGATCATGGAGCTTGCGAAAGGTAGTGTGCAAGAAGCCTTGAAAAACCTAGGTAAGAAGTCTTACAAGTTAGAAGGTGTTGGCACCTTTACCAGGGTAATGAAGGAAGTGGTAGCCACTCCCAAAGACCTGGACGCAAAAAGAAGCATATTTAAATGGATAGAAGATAAGTATGGCGCGGATGTTTTAGACAGCATGCGATCCATAAACCACCAAACCCTTAACGCATTCTACAATCAAGAAGTAGAGAAAGAAAAAGAGAACCCAGCATTTAGCATACCGGGAATAGATTCACCGACAGTGGTAGAAAACGTAAGTTTTTTAGCATACCGGGAATAGATTCACCGACAGTGGTAGAAAACGTAAGTTTTAGAAAAGGATAGTAAGTGACAGACAAAGAACGATTCGAGGCATACGCAGAATTAGTGGCACATCTAAAGAGCATCGAAAAGAAACAGTGGTTAGACGTAGTGCAAGTGTTAATGAAAGATAATATATCAATGTACCAACAAAATAAGGAGCTATTAAATGGCAAACAAGGAAGTAGTGAAGAAAGAATCGAACAACCTAGCCCCGGTGATGACAAGCAATGAGTGGGGAAGTCCGCAGAAGTTTACATCAAACGATATCGTAGTACCAAAAATACTACCCATTCAGTTTATGTCGGATAAACTTAAGAACAAAGAAGCCGAGTACGGCGAGCTTCGAGACACACTAAATAACGACTTGTTCGGTGACGTAAATACACCCATGGAGTTTATCCCGTTTTTCGTACAGAAGAAATGGGTCGAGTACCAAGTTGTTACTAACAAAGCAGGAGCCCGGAAGCGCGAATTTAGTCGCGTAATAGAAATAGACCACACAAACGACGGACTTCCATACGTTGACGAAGGTGCTGGTATTGAGCGTGACAGATGCGTGGAAGTGTACGTACTAATTCCGAAGCACATCGAAGAGGGCAGCAGCTTTCCCTACGTTTTGTCGTTCAGAAGAACTTCTTTGAAGGCAGGTAACAAGATCATCACGCAGATACTTCGTAATGAAAGAATGGGAATGGCCCCGGCTGCCGCATCCATGTTTCTATCTTGTAAGTCTACTCAAAACGATGACGGGGAATTTATCGTAATGGACGTAAAGACGGGACGCAAAACTACCAGTGATGAAGTCAAAGACTGCTTCTCATGGTACAAACTTGTGTCCAGCGGAGCCACGAAACTAGATGAGTCAGACCTAAATGGCGCAGCCCCTACTAAAGAAGCGACGGACGTTGATTCAAGCGAATACTAAACACTAAAGCAGCATTGGGGAAAGCAGCTATGAATGAAAATATTAGGACTCGATTATGAAACATCCTGGACGAATCCAGTTAACGCAAAACTTGCAAGGCCCACCGAGATCGGTGCGGTCTTGTACTGTACACAGACAAGGAAGCCGTTAAAGATTATGAATGAGCTAATCCATGAGTTAGACCATCCGCAATCCCCTCCTGAGCTAGTAGCTTTGACAGGAATAACGGACGAAATGAAGGAGACCTACGGCGTCCCCTCCATTAAGGCAATGGGTATGCTTAATGATATGATGGCTAAGTGTGACTATGTGGTAGCACATAATGGAAACGAATTTGACCGTGTTATATACATGGAAGAGTGTGCCAGGTTTTCCATAGCCCCCTCTTTAAAACAATGGATTGATACCAAGCTTGATGTTCCATACCCGGAGTATATAAAAACCAGGAAGCTCTCGCACCTGGCAGCCGAACTCGGTTTTGCAAACCCGTTCCAACACAGAGCCCTGTTCGACGTTTTGACAATGATTAAAGTAATGGAGCAATTCGACTTTAATGAAATAATAGAGTTAGCTAAACAACCCAACATGACAGTGATTGCCAATGTTTCTTTCAAGGACAAAGACCTTGCGAAAAAAAGAGGCTACCACTGGGACGGAGAAAACAAACAATGGAAAAAACAAATGAAAGAACCACAAGCGGAACTAGAAAGGGACCAAGCCCCGTTTCCGGTGACGCTGTTTCAACCGACGACATACTAAAAAAACACAGCGACGCCTTGCTTGAGATACACACGTATATATCGGGAGTGGAGTTTAACAGACATCGAAAAACCCCCGACCCGTTAATGGCAAACGTGGTTGCGTTTTTGGCACAGGCCCAGGGGGACTTAAACAGATACTTGAAACAAAGGATTAAAGATGAAGAGTACGGTAAAGAATAAAGAGGTAACCTTTTTTATTAGGAGTTTGCCAAACGAAGTGGCAGCTAAGATTAGAAAGTACGCCGAAAGAAATAGGATGACTTTAGCCGGGGTGGTTATAAGGATGTCTGAAAAGCTTGAAGACGATGGTTTCTTTTCTAAGTGAACGTCATAGAAGTAACCAGTGGTCAGTACCAGTCTGTAATCGACAGTTTTGTTGGTAAGCAGTTGGGGATAGATACTGAAACTACTGGTAAATCCTTCTCGGATGTCCCCTTTGTTCTCACAATAGCTGAAGGGGATAACGTCTATTACTTCGACGTTAAAGACGTGAGCGAATCCGTCGTTCGAGCAGGGTTATTTTTTTCGCATAATATAAAGTTCGACATAATGATGCTCGAGAAAATAGGGGTGAAGCTAGATGGAGACATCCATTGCACCATGATTACCGAGCGCCTTCTGCGAAATGATATGATGGCATACTCACTCGATGCCACTGCAAAAAGGTATGGCTACGAGAAAGACGACAGCGCCCTGGCTTTTATAAAACAAAACAAGCTGTACGAAGAGCGTAAAATAATGGGTGTCACCATGGACAAGGTCCCGCAATACTCGAAGCTACCAAAGGAACTTCTTCTGAAGTATGCGACCACGGACGCGCACCTCCACTTAAAGATAGGACAAGCGCAACTTGCAAAGCTTAACGAACCTGCATAATAATGAAATGGCACTGCTTCAAGTATGTGCAAGCATGGAGCTGCGGGGTGTTCTTTTAAATAAGGCATACGTGCAAGGTGCGTATCGCCACGAAATGGACTTAGTTACTAAAGCGAGGATTGATTTTGAGACGGACACGCGAAGACCATATAAAGACTCATCTAAGTTATTTGCTGAAATATTCACCGAAAGAGGCGAGCACTTTCCTAGAACGGATAAAGGAAACCCTTCCTTCACAGGAGATTTCCTTGATCTTTGCAACACTAGAACGGGAAAGGTTATTAGAAAAATTAGACACCATGAAAAACGAGCTACCACATACTTCCTAAACTTTATGTACTACATGGATCAAAACGATATGATCCACCCTTCGATGAACCAAGCCGGAACCACGACTGGCAGGTTCAGCTACTCCCAACCCAACCTACAAAATTGCCCCAAAGAAGACGAAGAGGCAGACGCGCTGTCTTTAACTAACGTCCGCAGGTGCTTCATACCACCGCTCGGGTACAAAATATTAGCAGTGGATTATGCGCAGCAAGAGTATCGACTAATGCTCGACTATGCGGGCGAGAAAGGGATGATCCATAAAGTAATGGGCGGGGCCGATGTCCACCAAGCTACAGCCGACCTACTCCTCATCTCCCGTAAAAGAGCGAAGACATTAAATTTTATGGTTTTATACGGAGGTGGTATTAAAAAACTAGCCGCCGCCCTCGACGTAAACATAATGACAGCTAGGGAAATACGAGACGCCTACTTCTACAAACTACCAAAGGTTGCGTACTTCATAAAGCAAGTGGCAAAAAGGGGGGAAGAACGTGGCTTTATATATAACAAGTTTGGTCGAAGGTTTTGGTGCTCCGACTATAGCTTTAGTTATAAACTTCCAAACCATTTAATCCAAGGTACTGGGGCCGATGTAATTAAACACGCCATGGTTAAAATCCACTGCCTTCTAAAAGATTATCAAACAAAGATGGCTCTACAGGTACACGATGAATTGATCTTCTATCTAAAAGACGGCGAGGAAGAAGTAGTACCAAAGATCAGGGAGATTATGGGGTCAGTGTATGACCCGTTTAACGGCATGAAACTTATCACCGACGCCAAGATATCGGACAGGTCTTGGGCGCACTGGGACCTGGAACCATGGACAGGTTAGAAAGCCGTTTTGAAAAACGCTGTATTGAGCAACTCAAAGCACTTCCTAAAAGCTGGTGGCCTGATAAGGCTCCGTCAGGTGCCATCGTCGGACTTCCTGACAGAACCGGGTGCATAAATGGCCGATTTATCTCCCTTGAATTTAAGCGTAACAGAACTGCCGCAACCGCTGAACTACAAAAGTACAATGCGATTAAGATAAGACACGCCGGGGGCCGATCCTTCTTCGTATACCCCGAGAACTGGGAAGAGATATTTAACAAACTAAAGGAGCTATCCAAATGATGTACTCAGAAAACGAACGAGAGGTAACATTAAAGCAACTAAACGCTTTTAGTTTAAACCCAATTGCTGCATGGGGGATGATCGAAAGCTATATTGAGTTTGTACACCCACTGCCAATAAAGCTAACCTACGAATACAAAACCGAAGACGACATCATGGACCTTAAGGCAAAGTCTAAAAAGCTAGTAGAGCTTGAGATCCGCGCAGTCGGGAACCTGTCGAATAAATTTAAGGGTAACCCGCTTAAGCTAGACCAAACATTCACAAGCCTTTTTTGCAGATCATACTATGAGTACCTGCGCCCGCTTCCAATAAGCTTCCAAGTCATGGACGCAATCGAGATACATATAAGAACACCGGGTGTGTCAGAAGCAGACGCCAAGAACCCTTTACGAAACCACTGGCAGTTCCAAAAGAAACCTTAGTGCATACTTTGGGTAGTAACGGCTGCCACAAAACAAACATAGGTTATGTGGTGAAGGCGCTTTAACCAGCCTTTGCCGAACACAGACCAGTTAGGATTAGACGCGTAGGCGGAGAATCTATGGTCTTGGTACAGGAACAAAAACTCCATCGGATCTATGTCAGTCAAAGATCCGATGGTAACCGGACCTATTATCCCGTCGATGGATGTCTTGCCTATTCGTTGCAGGAATGTTGCAGCCCTGGTAACTCCCTGGTTAACCGCGCAGTCAAAAACTATCAGCCGCATAAAACCCGGCAGGTCCTCGCAAGAACACGCGTCCCAGTAGTATTCTTTGTATAGGGCTTTCGCCCTTTGAAGGGACATGTTGTCTATGTCTTCTTTTGGGAATGCTCTTTTGGAGATGCCATACTTGGTGGCTTTTCCAGGGTCTCGGGGGTCGTCTACCATTCCCCCTTCATGCGTTAATACTATCTGTACTGCTTGCTCAAAATCCATGTTTACTCCTACAGGCGTTAAGTTCCGCAGATAGATCTTCCAGGTCTTTTTGTGTCATGCACACCCACGGATCTTGTCCCGGGATTACCTCAAAGAATTCAAATTTCTTCGGTAGAAACTCTCTCTTTGGCTCGTTTGTTGAACACCCCAGCCATCCGCTCGCCGTCGCGATCACGATAAGCAGCGCCCAGTTCCTTAAGGTCTGCTTTGATTTTTGAGTTGAGCCTGTGTTTCTCATAGTGAGCCACCATTTGTTTTATGAGCCCTATAATTTCAGGCAGGCTCATAAAAAATGCTATTACCGACCTCACTTTTTTGGAAGCTTAATCGACGTTAAGTAGTCCACAAACCATACCAGAAATTGGTAAGTCTTTGTTTGTTTGAACTTCTCTAATTTCTCATTATCAGATTTACTTGGAGTAGACTCCACATACGTATGAAGCAGCGTCATGATGGGCTTAAATATGGCTCGAAATACCCCTAAAATGACCAGTATTCCTGCTAGATTCGGATTGGCTGCGATAAAATCCAGTACAACATCCACTTGTTCCCCCTAGTTTAATGTTTCTAACTTGTCTATGCGACGATGAGCACGGATGCTCGCGTCTTTGGCGTCTTTTATACCCAACCTAGTATCGGATACAAAAACACCGCACTTAAAGATAAAGACCACTAAAGATCCCACTGTAGCAAGATTAGTCACAACCAAGATTCCGACCACCATATAAACGCTAGACGGCAGTTCGGTCATTTATAACACCTTCGTTATTTTGACTTGGGTGTAGACTTCAGCAACTCCGAAGTTAGACGCAATACCAAACCCAGTTGTGGCTTTAGTGGTTTGACACCGATGTTGTATCTCATAAGTAGTCGCAACAGAAATTGAGAATCGTCCCGTAATTGGTGCGTTTGTTTGAACCACTGCAGCACCGGAATTCGCACTACTTTGACCAATGATAATATCGGCTGCAGTTCCTGATGTTTGTCTAAGCTTCGCTTTAACCCTACCGACTTGGTAAGAAGGAACCATCGCATCTATATCATAGGTTCCAGGCTGAAGTGTGAATTGACTGGATGCTAGGGATACAAAACTAGCGTCACCTTCAATGGTGTTTAGTGTTCTAGTCTGCCATGCCCCACTTGTGAAAGTACCGCCCTCAGTATTCGCAGCTTTAACGTCTTTGATGTATGCAACTTTTGGTGCGTATGGTTGAGTTCCAGAACCTATCTTGTAAATTGATAAGTAAGTACCGTCGTTGTTCGATGCTATAGTTCGACTTAAAGAATTTCTAACATCAATAGTATCACCATATTTTAAATTAACTAAAGTAGTAGAAATGCTTTTATATATAGTATTGGCTTCAGGCCCTGCACTAACCTTAGCAGAGCCATTTAGGTAGATATTGACACCATTGGTAGATGCCGCTGTTTGTTGTGAATAAAAATCAACAAAATAGTCACCAGGCACCTTAACTGTATAAACACCAGTGGTACTGTTAAATGAGCCAACCGAATCCTTCTCGACTGTAGTCCAAGATGGTATGATTGTATTTGCAGCGATTGCCCCGCCATTTTTAATAGCTCGCATAACTACCTGAGCATTCAACCCGATAGCCGCTGGATGTGAAACGCCTGAGGTTAAACCCTGCATAGGAATAGATGCCGTGAAACTAAATATATTTCCAGAACCTAATAATTGGTTGCCCAGACGTTTAGTTAATCCAGCTTCAGACGCCGCCTGTCTACCAAATGTCATGTATGTTGTTGACGGCTCAGCTAAAACTGTACCAGTTACAGCACCGACAAAGTTTGCCGCCCCGATACCGACAACTTGTATGGTTGGAATCTTACTTGTATCGGCAGAAACTATACCGAGCGGGTAAGACATCCGACCTTCAACTGCCGTAGCTGTTCCACTTGCGAACTTACCGCGGAATTCATAGTTGTCGCCATTTTGCCTATATTGAACTTCAATTCCTGTAACAGTTCCAAAACCCGTGAATACCGGGGTGTAGGAAACCCAATCAGATAGTGATTTAACATACTCACTAGCGGCTAGATCTAATGTGAAGTCATCTGCCATGAAGTCCCAAGCCGAAGCATTGGTTGTTGCTATGTGGGCTACGACCCTAAGGCTTAGGCAAGTTGTTGGAATTTGAAACTGGCATTTGAAAAAGCCAGAACCGTCTAAGTATCCAGGGTTGGGATTTAAAAGAATGCTATTTGTAGCATCGAAAATTTGTATGATTATGTCTGAAGGATCGGCTGGGTTTGCGGGGGCTCCGTAACCAAAATTTGCAGTGGCTAAATAACTAAAGCTTAAAGACACTGGTGTGCCAGCTCTGT